ATACTTGATTTTCTATTGGAAAATGATTTATTGGCATAATGTCTATATTTTTGATTCACTAATATAACGAATTATTAACAAATAATTTAATTACTATTCAAATTTATTATAGAGGCCATATTTTCTGTGAGGAGATATACTTCTTTTTTTATCTTTTTTTTATTCCAAATTGTAGTAGAAGGGCAATATAATTCAGTAGGATTAGGCATATCCATACCATCTAACCAATACATATAATTACCTTTAGGATCATTAACAAAATAGAGCTTTACTATTTCATCAGGTAATTTCATTAAAGTATCATACTTATATTTTTCCAGGAGTTTCTCTTCATAATACTTATCTCTAAACTTCATCTCAATAACTACCTTTCTATTTTTTGGAGATAGGCCCTCAGCATCCCAACTTTTATCTTTAGATCCTACCCATTTAAGATCCCATCCAAATACATTTAAGATCATAGTAACTGCTCGTTCCCATTTATGTACTTCTTTAATATCCATTATCCCATATCTTATTAAGATCTTTAATCCATTGAGTTATTAGTTTTGGGTTGCAGGTACAGGGTAAACTAAATTTATGGTTATAGTAGGTAGCGTGGAGTTCTGATACCATTTGAAACTCATCTCTTGATAAGTATGATTTTTTTCCCATACGAAATTTTCGCCATTTTTTTCTATCATCTTTATTAAATTTAATTACCATCTTTTTATTTTTATTTTATTGAGATTATCCTTTCTCTCATTACACCCACAACTATCATAACCTAGTTTCTTTGCTATCCAGGTTGCAATACTTTTACCTTTACCAAAGGTTATTATGTTTATTATTTTTTCTGTAAGATCTCCTAGTTTCATTGTATATTTAAAGATTTATTAAGTTGATGTTGTTTTAGTATGTAAGATTTTGTACTGTAGTTCCCTAGAGTTCCTATATTATTTGGATTTACGATTTCATCATAAGCAGCCCATCCTTTAAAAACAAAAGAAGGAAAATCTCCTACCATTAAAACATAAGCATCTACATATTTTTTAGCTTTATTTAATCTTACTAATAGGCTGCCATTTTTATAAGTTGTATTTTTTACATCAATAGTTTTACCATTCTTTAAGATAGCATCATTAGAATTAAAGTAATTTTTATTTAATGAAGTACCATTATCAAAATCTACATCACACATTTTACAAAATGCAAACTCAGCAGAAAAACCATTTAAACACATTGTATAAAATTTCATATTCTTATCTACTTTAAAATTGTTTATAAAATAAGATTCATCTTGTTTGTTTAATTTTTCAGCCATATCCTTAACCATTTTTTGCTCTTCTATTGTTAAGGTATAACTCATTCCATATTCTAAAGATTCTATCATAATTTTTTCTTTAATATTTCTTTTACTTTTTTATATGTATTATAAAGAGAGTAATAAGGTATGCCTGATTTTCTAGATAATTCTGCAATAGATGTACCTGAGTTTACAATCTCAAATACTTTTTTATTATACCAATACATCTTATCTAATTCTTTTTGGATCTCTATATACTTAGTTTCATAATCTATATAAGTATCTGCTCTTTTATATTCAGTTAAGTTCCTTACTATTGTTACTCTTTTTTTCTTTCTATATAAATCTATAAACATAGATCTAAGAGTTTTAAATATATAATAATAGTTTATCTCCTCATTATAAGATATATCTAATTTATCATTTTCTATTTTAAGATATATTTTTATATACATCTCCTGGACTAGATCCTTAGAAGTAGGCTCATCTAAACCGAATGATTTACAAATCTCTATCCAATCATTATGTTTTTTGGATAGCATTTTCATATATTTTTTTTTCATAGGCTTTATGCTAAAGGATCATAGAGATCATTTACATAAGGTAGCCCTGATTCATTTATTGTAAAGCTAAAGGTTTCAAAGGAATAATTCCTACTTCTTTTACATTTAACTGTTACCCATTCTTTGTTTACTGTATTTAGTTCTAATTGTATTTCACATTCTACCTTCTTCATTAAAGCAGATCCAAGATGGCCTGTAGCTTTATCAGATCCATAGTTTGAATGTATTACTGTTATAATATGGCAGCAATACTTAGCAGAAAACTCCATTAATTTTTGTACTGTATAATTTGCTTCTTCTAAAGAATTAACATCCATACATAAATCAGCTACTCCATCTACTACTAAAATACCTATATTCTTTTTTGTCTTTAAGCAATACTCTATAAATTCTAATCTTGTTTTTGGGAACTCAGCTCTTAAAGCATATATAGAATAACATCCTGGAGATTCATTACTCATATCTACAATCCTCTTAGCTACTCTTTGAGTATGCCAAGCTCCCTGCTCAGTATCTATATGTAAAAGACATCTACCATTTCTATGCCCTTTTAGTTTACCTCCAAATCTATTCTTACCACTTAAGTACACACTTGCTAACAAAGATATGAAAAATGTTTTTTTGCTTTTAGGAGGTGCTTGTATCATTGATATATTAGAATATGTACAAATAGGAATAGGCAGGAGCTGATCTCCTTTACTAGATTTAATAAGTTTTTCTCCTAATGATATAGCTACAGGAGGATATGATAATTGTTCGGATGTATCTATGAAACAATCTTTTTCAAGCTGCTTCATTAATTTTTGTTTGTCTAGCATTTAATAAATATAAAAAAAAAAGAGGGAAAGATACTTATACCTTTACCCTCTAAATTGTTAGTTATAACCCTTTATCTTAGAATGGTAAATCTCCTTTTGGATCTTCTACAACTTCAACTGTTTCTCCTGTAGCCTCATTAACTATTCCCTCTACAGTATCATACCACTTCTGATCTTTAACATATTCTTTACCTCTCATCTCTCCTACAGAAGTTATATTAATATCCCAATTATCTAAATAGTGTTTGTCTTTACCTGCCTCTCTTTCATCTTTAGATTGAGGCATACTAACACTAGCAAAGTTTCTTTTAACATTGCCATCATCAAATTGTTTGACATAAGGAGCATCTACATTAAGAACTATATCAAGCTCTCCATAAGTACCCTTTTTACCTTTATAGTATTTTTCCTTTGGGAATTTTTCTATATCAAATCTTAATTTCATAAATATTTTTCTACTCATAACTTTTATTTTAATTTAATTTTTGTAACTCTAATTTAGTGAATTTATCTAACTTATAATGTTTTTCTATTTCATTTATGTTAGTTGTTTGCTCCTGCAATCTTTGAGCAACTTTTTTATATTTCTCAGAATCGTATTTTAAAACAGGCAGGATCTGATCTTGATTAGCTATAGCATTTTGCACTTCTTCTGCAGATGCTACTGATCCATCAATTCCTATACCTAAATTAGCTAAAGCTCTACCCCAAGATGAAGTTTCGCAATTCTCTACATAACTTGTTTTATTAATAAATGTAGATCCTTTTATTTCTTCTGCTAATCCTGTAGCTACTGCTACACCTTTCTCATTCCTTATAGTTGTTAATATAAGTATTGAATCTGTAGTTTTCTCTACTACTTCTGATGTTAAAGTATGTCCTGGATAATTGTTTCTAAAGTATATTAGTTTAGTATTTACCTCTACATACTCTTTACCTTTAATTTTAATCGTTTTTAATTTCTGTTTCATATCTAAGTTTATTTAATTTATTTGTAAGTTCTTTAATTTTATTATTACTTTTTTTAAGTTCAATGCTTAATTTATCTGCTTTCTTTTTATTGAACTCATAAGCCTTTGTTAAAGCTATGATTTGTTTATCTCCTTTAATATAGGGCCAATCTGTATGTTTCATTTTTCAAACATATTTTCTCCAAATACTATATCTGAATTTGAAGATTCGTGAAACCATTGATTAGTCATTGCATATAATAATTTTAAATCTCCAATACTTAAATCTTCATAATGTAAAGTATCTTTAAGTTTAGATTTTATAGTAGAGGCTGAAGTCCACCTCTCTACATTTTTATTTAATGCTAATTTATGATCAGATTTTAATCTATCATATAAATTTAAAACAGGAAGAGGCTCATTAATAATATAAGCACTTTCTGTACCTGATATTATATCTTCAGGATTTAAAAATGGATTGTTCATATATCTAAAGTTTAATTATAATTTACATAAAGATATTAAATTATTTGTTAAAAACAATAGCTTAGGGCAAAAAAAAAGGATTAAAATTAATTAACCCCTTTTTACCAAAGACAAAATGAACAGAACTATTATAAAATTAATTA